TCTCCATGGTGGCAGGAATGGAAACCGAAATCGAATTTGTGGAAAGCGGCAAGGGAGATGCATTCAATGTCTATGACAAGCGCATCGATCGGGCCAATTCCGAACTGTCAAAGCTTATCATCGGACAAACGATGACCATTGAGGACGGAAGCAGCCTCTCACAGTCTGAAACGCACCTTGAAGTGTTCCAGAACCTCGTGGAAAGTGACTGCGACATGCTGCGGGATATAGTGAACAACCAACTCATTCCGCGCATGGTTCGTCACGGTTTTCCTGTCAAGGGACTGCGTTTTGATTGGGACTACTCCATTGACTACACTCCCGAACAGCAGAAAGCCTACGAAGAAATGGTACTGCAGCACTACAAGGTGAAGCCACAGTACTTTGAGGAAAAATACGGCATTCCGTGCGAGGAGAAGGAACCGAAGGAAGAGCCGGACCCGGCAGATCCGAAAAAGAAGAAAGACGACAAACAGGCTGGAACGCTATCCCGTTTTTTCGACTGAGCCCCGAGGATTATTCGGGGCTGCATCTACGCTACAGTTCATTGCTTGGCAATCATACCCTCCAACTCTCAAAAGAGGACGAGGCAAAATTGATGCGTGACAAGCTTACAGAGATGTTCGACCGCATGATGAAAGCCCTGTTCCGGGAGCAGGGGGCAAACCTTGAAATCAACATACTGGCTTCAGAAGAGGCGCAGGACTTTATAGAGACGCACGCCTCCGTCCTGGACTCTTCATTCCGGCAGGTGGAGATGTCCGAGGCCATGCGAGGGCGCCTGCAGAGGTCGGATTATATATTCTCAGGCCTAAAGACGTTCCATGAACTGAACGAAGCCTTCCCCTCCCTGCTGGATGAGAACGGCAATCGAAAAACGTTCGAACGCTTTTTGAACGATGTCCGGAAGATAGACGAAACCTATAATCGGGGCTACCTCCGGGCAGAGTACAACTTTGTGCAGGCTTCGGCGACTATGGCCGCCAAGTGGGAACGGTTCGCAGAAGACGGGGACCGCTACAACCTCCAGTACCGGACGGCCGGGGATGGCAAGGTTCGCCCGGAACATGCCGAACTGCATGGGGTAACACGACCTATGGCAGACCCCTTTTGGGAAGAGTATTTCCCGCCAAATGGATGGAACTGCAGGTGCACCGTAGTCCAGGTACGAAAATCCAAATATCCGGAAACGCCCTACGATGAGGCAATGGCATTGGGCGAGTCAGCCCTTCAAAGGGACACCAAAGGCATCTTCCGGTTCAACCCGGGAAAAGAACAGAAGACCATGCCGGATTACAACCCATACACCATCAAAAGGTGCAGGGATTGTGATATGGCCAAAGGGAAACTTAAACTGGCCTTCGTTCCGGACAACGAGCTGTGCGCCGCCTGCAAAATACTGCAAAAATGCGCCGGAGACCGGGAAAAGTCCGCACGAGCTATCGAACGTATCCATTATCTGCATGAAATGGAGCCTCTACTTCAAAAGAAAGTGGAAAAGAACATAAATGGCAAGGACTTGAATATCGGCTTTACCAAAGAGGGCAACAAGCACTTGTTCTCCGACACATTCGGACGGACACGCATCGTTTCCAAGGAGGACTTGAAGAACCTGGATTCACACCTTGAACGTGCCGAATATGTGGATGATTCCGCATTGACTCACCCAAGGACGGACAATGTGGAACACTTCTTCTACTTCAAAGTTAAAATCAATGGAAAATGGGTAAGGCTTAATGTTGCCAAAGAAGTAACAAGAAGGGATAACGGTTATATCCGCATAAAATACTTTTTATACTCAGTAAATGATATAATAGTAGAATAAAAAAAACAAAAGCACCAAGGGCGACACTTTGGACTAAAACGCCTGCTCGTCATTCCCTCAATGCTTCTGTGTTTGCAAATATACAAAACATTTTTTAATCCAATTGCTTATGAACAAGATTCTTTCATTTTTGAAACAAAGTAACCGCTACAAACACCTGGTAGGCGGTTTTATCGTGGGGCTGCCAGCCCTGACACCGTACGCGGCCTTATACGCAGCCGCCATCGCAGCCTCCTCGCTGGAGCTCAAAGACAAGCTCCGGGGCGGTCGTTGGGACTGGACGGACTGGACACTCACCGTGACCGGAGGAGCAATCGCCGCATTGATTTTCCTCGTTATCTAACAAGGGGACTGGCTTTTATCCGTACCTTTGCACCCCGGTGGAGCTTCCTGATAGTCCGTGTGGTCTATCGCGGGTACAACAATGCGAATGCGAATGGCGGCGTGTCGAATGCGAATGCGAATAACGATGCATCGAACTCGAACACGAATGTCGGCTCCCGTCTGGAAATCTAACAATCGGCGTACAACACCGGGGACGTGTCCCCTACCGTGGTGCCGAGGGAAGCAAGCCACAGCAAAAGCGCACAGGTGCGGAAAGCTGAAAAATCACGCGTCGGGTGGAGTTTGGTAGGCTCAAGTCAGCTCGAAGAAGTCAGACCCGGGGAAAGGAAGGCCCTTATCTTCCGTTTGTAAAACAATCAAAAAAAACAATGCTATAATGCACAGGCAAGGATATATAGTGGAAGAGATTGCCGATTATTCCAATATGGCGGAATCATTCGACCAGGTCCTCCGTGGCTCCAAACGAAAAAAAAGCCGCCAGGGACGTTACCTGCTTGCGCACAGGGAAGAGGTGCTTCAGGAACTTACCGGAAAAATCAAGACGGGTACATTCACCGTCAAGGATTACCGGGAGAGGGAAATCGTGGAGGGTGGAAAAATGCGACGTATCCAGATACTCACCATGAAGGACCGCATCGCCGTCCACGCAATCATGGCCGTAGTGGACAGGCACCTGAAGAAACGGTTCATCCGTACCACCTCAGCCAGCATCAAGAACCGCGGCATGCACGACCTCATGGAGTACATACGCCGCGACATGAAAGAAGACCCGGAAGGAACACGCTACTGCTACAAATTCGACATCTCCAAGTTCTATGAGAGCGTGGGGCAGGATTTCGTAATGTATTGCGTCCGGAGGGTATTCAAAGACAAGAAACTCATCGCCATGCTTGACAACTTCGTAAGGCTCATGCCGCAAGGAATCAGCATCGGGCTGAGGTCGTCGCAAGGGTTGGGCAACCTGCTCCTGTCTGTTTTTTTAGACCATTATTTGAAGGACAAGTACGGCGTCCGCCATTTCTACCGCTATTGCGATGACGGCGTGGTACTCGGTGACGCGAAATCAGAATTGTGGAAGATTCGTGATGCCGTCCACTTCCAGGTCGCACAAATCGGGCTTACCGTAAAGCCTGATGAACGTGTATTCCCGGTGGACGAGGGCATAGACTTCTTGGGATATGTCATATACCCCGACCATGTGCGCCTACGCAAGCGCATCAAACAGAAGTTCGCCCGAAAAATGCACGAGGTCAAATCGAGGAAAAGAAGGCGTGAACTGGTCGCTTCCTTCTATGGGATGGCCAAGCACGCCGACTGCAATATGTTGTTTAATAAATTAACAGGCAAAAAAATGAGATCATTTAAAGACTTGAACGTTTCCTACAAGCCGGAAGACGGCAAGAAACGTTTTCCCGGCTCCGTGGTAAGCATCCGGGAATTAGTGAACTTACCCATCATCGTGAAGGACTTCGAGACCGGCATCCGCACCGAACAGGGCGAAGACCGCTGTATCGTAGCCATCGAGATGAATGGCGAGGCCAAGAAGTTCTTCACCAACTCGGAAGAGATGAAGAACATCCTCGCGCAAGTGAGTGAAATGCCGGACGGATTTCCGTTTGAGACCATCATCCGGACGGAAACTTTCGGCAAAGGTAGAACCAAGTATGTATTCAGCTGATGAAAAAAGTGGAAGGAAACACCGGGGTACGGTTGCTTGAATGCATAAACCCCATTAAAAACAAATGGCGTGTCCGATGGGACGTGCAGCCGGGAGAGAATGGATCGGCCACCTACATGGAAGAGGAGTTCGACCATCGACCCACCGAAGACGAGATACGCTCCACGGTCATAACATGGCACAACCGGGAAACCGACAAGGATATCCTATCAGGTTTCACCTACGAGAATGTCCCGGTATGGTTGTCAAGCGAGAACCAGTTCAACTACAAGGCAGCCTACGACCTTGCCGTGCAAACAGCAGGGGCGACTCTTCCGGTCGTGTTCAAATTCGGGACGGACACCGAACCGGTCTATCGCGAGTTTGCCACACTGGAAGACCTGACAGACTTCTATACGAAAGCCATGCAGCATATCCAAAACACGCTGGCCGACGGATGGAAAAAGAAAGATGTATTTGATTTGTCGCTATATGCGGTAGATTAAAAAAAGCCTTCGGGGGTAAGGCTGTAAAAAAAGCCCCCGGCCTGTTAATTAGTCGTCTCACTTACTTATTAACACAAAGATACCTCTTACAGGCACGACCGGGGGCATAGACCCTCGTTCGCCTGCAAGAGGTTTTTTTGTGTACGCTTCTGCGCATAAATAAGTGAGACAGTGCAAAAGTACTAATTTTTGTTGAATATGAAAGTAATTGAGATACTGAAATTGAATAAAGGAATGCTGAAAACATGCCGGAAAGTAGGAATCCGGATGGAAGACGTACAGTATATCGAACTATACAATGACTACAACAGGCTGTTGGACGAAGGCGAAAAGGTTTCCTACATCGTGGCAGTACTGGCCGAACGTTATAATGTTTGCGAGCGAAAGGTATACACGCTCATCAAACGGCTGCAAAGCGACTGTAACCCGTTTGCAGTGTAATGGGACAGCCTCCCCATTGAAGAGGGATAACGGCGCGGTACCTTTGCGGGGTATCAAAACAACACACCATGAACAAGTATTATCAAATCCTAAAAAAGGTACTTGCCGACGGCAAGACACAAAAAGGCAGGAAAGGTGAAAGCCGTTACCTGCTGAACGAGACGGTAACACTGTCCCCTGCGGAACTGCTCGATATTTTCGAGGGACACAATATCGCACGGAAGAAGCTCAGAAGCGAACTGTCGCTCTTCATGAGCGGGGAAAGACAGGTTGAGAAATACCGGGAAGCCGGGATAAACTGGTGGGACTACTGCGGCTCCATCCTCGTGAACTCCTACCCTACCTATTTCGAGAAGCTGCCACCTCTGATTGGCAAAATCAACCGGGAAAAACGAAGCAGCAAGAACTACGTGCTGTTCCTCGGTTCGACCGGCACGGAAAGCAACCAGGCACCATGCCTCAGCCTCGTACAGTTCCAGATCGAACAAGGCGAACTGGTCCTGACGGCCTACCAGCGTAGCTCGGACGCCAACCTCGGATTACCGGCGGACATCTATCACCTGTACCTTATATCCCGGCAAATAGAACTACCCCTGAAATCCATCACAATCAACCTCGGCAACGTGCATATTTACGAGAACAACGTCACACGCACACAAGAACTGCTTGCCGGAAATCCTAACGTAAAATTCGAATTGAACGTATGAAAAAGACGTATCTGTCAGCCCCGCTGCCATTCGTGGGCCAAAAGCGCATGTTCGCACGCAAGTTTATGAAAGTATTGGAACAATATCCGGAAAGCACGGTATTCGTTGACCTTTTCGGCGGTTCCGGCCTGTTATCACACATCACCAAACGATGCAAGCCGGAAGCCACGGTCATATACAACGATTTCGACAATTACCACAAGCGGTTGGAAAACATCCCAAGGACAAACCGGCTGATCGCCGACCTGCGTTCCATGGTAGGGAATTCCGTTCCACGGCACAAGACCATAACCGGAGAACTGCGTGAGCGCATCTTCAGCCGTATCCTCCAGGAGGAGCACGAGACCGGTTACGTGGACTTCATCACCCTGTCCTCCTCTTTGATGTTCTCCATGAAATATAAACTGAGCGTACCGGAGATGCGGAAGGAAGCCCTTTATAACAACATCCGGAAAGCGGACTATCCGGAGTGCACGGATTATCTGGAGGGGCTGGAAATCGTCTCCTGCGATTATAAGGAGCTGTTCAACCGCTACAAAGACACGCCGGGCGTGGTGTTCCTGGTGGACCCGCCGTACCTTTCCACCGACGTGGGTACTTACAATATGAGTTGGCGTATGTCGGATTACCTCGACGTGCTGAACGTGCTATCCGGGCATCCGTTCGTCTATTTCACCTCAAACAAATCCTCCATCCTGGAGCTGTGCGAATGGATCGGGAAAAACAAAAATACCGGCAACCCGTTCGAGGGATGTACCCGGATGGAGTTCAACGCCCACATAAACTACAGCTCATCCTACACGGACATGATGCTGTTCAAAAAAGAGGCTGCCTGACGGCGTTTCTTTGCCCCCTGTTGAAATAGAAAGCCTCCGGCGGTAATTTGTCCGCCGGAGGCTTTACTGTCCGAACATGGCCGTTTATCGAAGCCGTTTGAAGGCCACGCACGAATACACCTCGATATTTTCCACGATCTCCTCGTGGTTGTGGTTCGTCTGGCTCTCCACAAGGTCAAATGCCATGAAAGTATCGCCATCCATGCACGAGAGCCGCTCATGTATCAGTTCCGGCAGGTCAAACACCTCCAACGCCTCTTCCTTGAACGGGCTGCCCTCGTTGGCCGCACCGGCCCAGTCCGTCACGATATGCAGTTTCACTTCCGGTTCGGCCCGATATTCCACCCCGTCCACAATCGCGTTCCAGCGTATCGGGCAGAACTCCACGAATACGGCAGGGCGTTCCCAATTCTCCTCCTGCTCGATAAACTCCACATTGTGGTTCCACAGGTCGATGTGTTTTATCAAGCCTCCGCCCACCACCTTCAGCTCCTTGCAGAGCATATTATAAAGTTCCTTTCTCATTTCCGTCTTATATCAAATTCAACATTGAAATATTCCGTTATATTCTCCTCTATGATTTCACGGACAGCCTTCTCCACTTCGGGAGAAACCCCCAAGAAACGCCTTCGGGGAATCTTGATCATGCTGCCCTCCTTTTTCAACGCCATGAACTTCCAGAACTCCGCCTCGCCGGTCAGCTGCACGGTACGTTTGTCCTTGCGTTTCTCTCCATTCTTCCTGCGCCCGAAAGAACCGGTCGCCTCGTAGTATTTATGCCAAAAATAACGCTTCATCTTTTTTGTCACCCTTATCTCCCCGCCGTCATTGTGGATGACCGCATACGGAAGGTCGGTGTAAAACGTGATGCTGTTCTCCGTGGTCCGGCTGGAAACGCTCCGCCTGAGCCGGCCGGTATCTATCAAAATAGAACCTCCGGGACGTGTCGGGCTTTTACGCCGCTGCCATGCCTCGGAGAAAAAAGCCTGACGCTCAAAATTACGGTCGAACTCATCTGTCATCTCCACCCGGATATCCTGCAGGATCCGGGCGATTATCTTCTGCACGTCCTTGTTCATAGTCATCGTCATTAAAGAGTAAAAGCTGGCGGGTCTCCTCGTCAGCTATCTTCTTGCTCGCATCCGCGCTCGCGTTGAGTATATTGTAGAATGTACGTTCGGTAACGGCATATACAGGATATACGTACCGCCGCCAGATCTCGCGGTTCGGTACACCGCGTTTGGCATATTGGTCGTATATCCTGTTTATCTCCTCCACACGTTTCTCATAACTTACTCCGCGTCGCTTTGCCATCGCTTACTCCTTCTTTGGATTATATGGTTGAATGTCCAGTTCCATCTTCGCGCTCACTATCACCCGGCCGCTGCCGCCACATTGGGGACAAGCCTCCTCGGTAATATTCACTTTCTTTTTTCTGAAAATCCGAGAAGGAAGTTCGGTCGTTCTCTGTACGACACCCGTGCCGCGACAAGCACGGCACAAGGCTACTTTGGGGCTCTTCTCTACATTCTGTATCATACTCTTCATTTTTAGGATTCTGTCATACCCAACGGGATGGGCTTCCACATCCCGTTATTGTCTCTTATCTCAGCTCTGATGAACTGCTTGCTCACCTCCGGCTGGTAACTCTCCTCGATGATGCGCACGCCTTCCATGAAACGCTCGTCACCGGTTTCCATCGCTACCTTGCGCAATTGAACGATGCGCGAGGCTTTCAACGTACCTTTGGCATCACGTGCCAACAGGCGGAGAACCATGCTCACCAGCGCCTTGGTCTTTTCGTCCTTGGCGAGGCTTTCGATATACTCCTTCACGATGGCAATTCCGTCCTCCACCGTATCGCGGTAACCGTCTGTCACATACACGCCCAACGTGATACGCTTGCTTCCCTCGCTGTTGGTGAATGTGTGACTGCGCTGATCGTCCTTTGCTTTCGTCTTGAACAGGTCGGACTTCATTTCAAGGATGGTCTTGAAATTCTCCATCACCGTCCGCTTGCTCTCCTTGATGCGCTCGCTGATACCCAGCAACACCGGAATAGAGCGTTCGATCTCCTCGTCCACCATCTGCTTATACATCTCGCGGTCGGCTCTCGCCTTCTCTTCCGCGACTTTCTTGGCTTTCGCCTGACGGAAGGCATCAAACTCCGCCTTCTCGGTTTCCGTCATTACGACGGTCTGGTTCTTCTCTTCCATAATTCAAATCGTTTTTGTTGTTAATCCATCAATTCTCATACTCCTCACCATAATCTGGCGTTTCCAACTCGCTTTCCAACAGGGCTTCCTCATATTTCTCATAAGACCACTCGTTCAGCCTGTTGAAAAACTCTTCCCGATCATCCCGGTCCATTTCCGGGAACACGTCAAGTATCTGGTTCTTGACATTCTCAAGCAGTTCATTAAATCTCTTATCCATATCCGTCAATTTTTAGGAGCTTTGGTGTTTATGAGCATATAGGTCACCGCCGCCGGTTGTTTTACTTCCTCTTTCTTTTTTTCCTTGAGCCCGCCCTTGCGCCGGATAGAGCGCAGCTTTACAGCCAGTTGTTCCAGTTCGTCCGAAGAGATTTGACTGAACGCCTTTCCCGCAATCCGGGGATTCCGGCAGAAGTCATTGACACGCGCCCAGTCCGAAGTGTCGATTCCCATTTTTTGCATGAGTCTCAAACACACGCTGCGCCAATATTTAAGTTCCTCCTGCATCTTCTGACGACGCTCGTCCACACCGGCCAATTTCTCCAATCCCTCACAACAGGTCTTATATTCAAGCCTCGTCATTTCACGAAGACTGTCTGTCCGGTTCCATGTATACTGCAACACGATGGACTTCTTGAACTCTTCCCGGTCTCCGTTGAACGGCAGCTTGTTGAACAAAGCGTAAAACCGGGCGAAATTGGTTATTTCCTGTGCCATATCATCCTTTCACTTTTTTCTCCACCGAAAGGATAGCCAGACTTATCATCATAAGTTTTACAGACTGACTGTCCTCCTCAAGCAAATCAATATCCGCAACCACAGGCTCACCGCTCATGGCGTTCCATACTTGCTCTACCTCTTCCGTCTTCTTTTGGTTCATCAAAAAGAGATACGCATCATACTCGGAACGATCAAACTCAAATACGACCTGAACTTTCTGTTTTTCTTCCATAGTTCCTATCATTTATTGTTTTCTTTCTTCGTTACTTCATATCCTTTTTCTTTAAGATACGTTGCCACATAATCATCATTGCCAAGGTCATTCAGCACATCAAAAAGATAACTTGACACATACCCTGCAACGGCATGTGCCGATGCATAATCAATTTTTTCAGAGATAAACTCCACCTTCTTGGTTCTACCCAATCCTCGAAATGCTTTTTCAATGTCATTCATAATTCTATATTTTAAACTGTTATTCAAACAATACTTTAATGCCGCATGAACTCGCCACGTCAAGTTCCAGCTTCGCGCCTTTACTCAGTTCCCAGTCCTTCAGCATATAGATATACTCACAATCCAGAAGCAGGGCGATATCCGCCCGCATGTGCTCTCTCCAATGGGCCTCATCCGGTAGCCCGTTCTTAAAAGGATTGACCGGGGAAAAGCCCATATTTCTCAAATTCTGTTCCGCATTGGCAAACGCACCCTTGCGCTCGTCAATGTTATAGTGGGCTATTGCCCCGCTGATGTAAACCTTGTCTTTTTCCATATCACAAATTATTACTCGTTTGAATGATTCCTTCTTCCCACACCACATAATAGCTGCCGGCCTCACCGATGGCACGGCCTTGACAATATGCCTTATAACCGACCACCCGGATCTTCATGTCGCAGATATAACGCAAACGGATCGCACCGCCTCCCATCGGCTGGCTCTTCTTTTCCTGGCTGATCCAGATGAAGCACTTTTTCGGGAAACGCTTCATCAAGGCTACCGCATCCGGATACTCCCATTCCGACACCTGATACGAATCCACGATGATAAACTTCGGGGACTTCGGCCTCTTCAATCGGTCTATCAGTTCCTCATAGGTCTCGTCCACAACCACACGGAACTTGCCTTGCACCTCGTTCATCTTCAAATATTCCATACGGCGTTGGAATGTCTGGTTCACGCCCTCTTCATAACTCAAGTACAACACAAGGCCGTATTTGCACAGTTCCTTGCCAAGCTGCATCACAAAGCTGCTCTTTCCGCTGGCACTGGCACCGCTGATGAACCAGGAGGCATTCTCCGCAGGGAACCCGAAAGGCTTGTTCCATTTCTCACCCCACGGCAACGTCACCCATTTCTTGGCGGCTATGTCTTTCGGACTATATGCTCGTTTCATGGCTCTTTTTCTATTGATTCAATCCTATATTTCAGAAACCCTTTGATGATATGCGGAGGATGGTGTATCGGGCAGAATTGCCCTACGTGAAGCCCCCAATACGGGACATAAGCATCTTTCCATATTTCATTTTGAAATGGTCCGGCTTCCTCCACAAGACCACCTTCATTTACTTTGAGCCATAACAGGTCTTGGCCTTTGTCCTCTAAAACTATCTTAACCATTTCCTATGCCATTTTAAGTTTCTCTATCTCGGTATATACTCGCCTCAGACCTCCACGTGTCTTGCGTACAATCTGCGCTATATCCGCACCTGCCGGGGCATTTACTTTAGCCACCGTCCGAGCTTGGGCATTCAAAAACGCCTCACGCTCCTTGCCGTCATCAGGTGTCACCTTGCTGTAACGGTCTCCATAACGGCTCAACATCTCGGTATAGCCCACTTTCTTACATTCTATCGAACGGTTGATCTTTTCTTTCAAACCATCCGCACCCATCATATACCAGGCACAACTGCGTTCGGTGGCATTCCACAAAGCCTTCAGCTCAAGGAACGCCTCATACTGCAAATCCCCGGCCTCGTCCAAAATAATAAGCGGATTCTCAATGGAACGGAGGTAATAAGTCAAATCCTCGTATACATCGCTATATTTACCTTTGGCATCCACTCCGAACTCCGCAGCTATCTTACGCACCAGCTTCAGCTTGGTCTTCACCTGCGAGCAGTCGATATACACGGCATTCTTGTGGTTCTGCACATAATACCTTGCGGTAAAAGTCTTTCCGATGTTTGGAATGTCGCATAGGATAGCCGACAGGCTCGACTGCTGGGAGAACTCCAGCTGGGCGGTTATATACTCGAACGTGGCGGTCTTGGCAACCTTCCACTCCATATCGGCACGGAGGCCCACACCCAAACGACGGGCTATACTTATCCAGTTGGCATCACTAAGGGCTTTATCCGTCTGTCCGTTCTTAATGGCACTGTACACCGATGTGCTGATGCCAAGGGAGGCGGCATGTTTCGCGTCACTCGGATAGTTCGCACGGTTGGCAGCTATCGCTCCCAAAATCTTCTGTTTTTGCGCTTCTGTAATCATAATTCAAACGCTGTTATAATGTTATTCTAATCGTATTCTTACATATCTCCAATAGCCATTGCCGCCATATTGGTCGGCTGCCATTCGTAAGCTTCATCGGGTTCTTCAGGAACAGGTGCCGTAGGTAATACAAGGCTTTCCGTTTCCTCATCTTCTTCCTCACGTTGGACCGGTGCCACACCTACCTGACCGATAGCGTTATCACGTACCCATTTGTCAAAGTGACTCATTATCTTTGCCTGTTCCGTATAAGCTGCCTTATCTTCTTCGGTCTGTTCCGCCATTACACGGCTATAAGTCACAACCGGGCGCACCTTGTCGATATAGCGGTCATTCTGATACAGGAACACATCGGTCGGTTTGCCTTCCTCATCCGGCAAATAGAAAGCCGTCACCTTGCGGTTATTAGGCTCCAACTTCTCAAGAACCTCCGGACCACTCAGCCACCAGTCAGCGTACGCCACACGTACCGTACTGTTCCGTCTTACGCTTGTTTCCACCCTCTCGCCGATATAACGGCTCAGGGTCAGTTTGTCAAGCGGGCGCAGAGTCGGGTTGATCCTCGCCACAAGCACATCCCAGCGGGTCATACCCGGATATTTCTTCTGGTTGGGGTGCAGCGTGTTGTTCCACTCCGCACAGTCCCGGCGGTCATCGGCCACAAGTTCCTCAAACGTATAATATTTCCGATCCTCGTAAGTATGGTTCCCACTGTCGCTGATTTTCTTCTGATCCACACGCCGTGCCCCTTTACCGTACCAACGACCCACCCCTTCATGGTTCTTATGGGCGATAGTTGTCTTGAATGCGCCGTTCAACGGTTCGGCATATTTGTCCTGAGAGTTCAACGGTGCACAAAAGCGCACAAACTTGAACACCTCACCGGCTTTCAGGAAGCCCTCCTTGTACTTGCTCATCAAATGCTGCTCCACCTCGATACCGGCAGGCATCCCCCACCCGTTACGCTCAATCAGGCGGAACATATCCCGGAAACAGGCAACCACAAGGGCTTCGTCTTTATCACGGCCGTAAGCAAGCCCCACACGGCACTGGCTCACCATATCGTAGGCATAATAAGCATGTACGTATTCACCACCCTTCATGCGACGCGGAAGATCCACGTCATCCATCGTAATCTGGGACAAGGAGAACTCTCCACTGTGGCGGTGCATGTGTGGCATTTGCTCGTGGTAGAATTCCGACCACCCACGACGCTTTTTCTCTATGAGTACCTGGTTGGCCGGCTTGTTCAAGATGTTGCGAATGGTACTTTCGCTCAGTTCTTTCGGATCACCGTTCTTATCCGTAAAATCGTTATGGTTGAATATTTCCCCGGTTTCCAAATCCCATACCTCCAACTCACCACACACAAAGGAGATATACATCTCGTGTACGTCACTGCCATAAGGCTGGTTCGGCAGCACCGTGATGCTCAGCACGAGACGCTCGGTCTTGTAATCCACTTTCCTCGCGCACTGGTTACCGAACTTTCCACTGATAAGGCACTCATAACCGTACTGCTTGTACTCGTTCACCTTCTTTCGGAAACGCAAGGTACTCGCCGGCAGATCATGCCCGAACTCTTCGCGCAGCGTCTCAATGGTAGTAGCCATCATGCTCCAATCATACTTCTCTCCCATTAACTTTCGATAATCACGACTACGATTGTACAACTTGATACAAGTATTCAGTACTGAAGCATTTATCGCATACTTTCTGGCAAGCTCGTCAGAAGCCTTATCGCTGGACTGCCGGGCAGCCCAATCCATAAAGAAAGCGACGGCAGCCTGATCAAGCTCGTAATTCGATATTATCCAGCCACGCAAAAGCACGGCATTGCCACCAGGATATTTCTCCTCGACTTTTTCTTTGTAAGAGGTAGGCAGACTATCAATAACAATCAAAGCTCCATTTCCTTTCGCTCCACCACCACGACGTGCTACCTTTATCCGGCCACTGGATGCCATATACTTGTAATTCGGAACAGTCATTATTCCGCCATCAACAAGTTCACGAAACGATATGCAAAGTTTGTTATCGAAAAATTCCATACTCACACCTCCTTATTTCAATGCGGCCGCAAAATTTTGGATGCTGTCTATATTGGAAAATGTCACATTATCATAATGTCTCACCTCTTCCCCTTTATAAGTCACCACACCCGTGCTGTCGTTTTTACTGATCTCTAACAATGCGCCGTTCGGAAAATATTGGCGTATCACGTTATCATGGTCGTGTAGTGTCTCCATAACCGGAGCCACCGCCATTACAATACCACCACGCTCACGGGCGGCCTTCTGGATCCTACGGATGGTATCCGTATCCTGTTCAAAACGCAGGGCTTTCCAAACCGTCACGCTGCTTACGTTGAAAGCCTTGGCCAAAAACTGGCGATCCTCACTTGTTACATGAATATACTTCTTCATATCTCACTTGATTTTAATATCCTAATTCGTTATATTTGTTGCGTTTAAAAAAAATAACCGACTTATGCCTCAAAATCCGACATCACTGCCTTTCTTGGTATCTTACGCTGATACTCTCTCATCAGCGAAGAGCAGACCTCTAATCCAAACAGCCCTGACAGCGATTGCATCTCTTCAAGAAATTGACTGCGTGTGTATCGACAACATAACGCTACCTGACGATATTGCAGAAGCCGGCGCTCGACTTGGAGCATACACGACAGCTGATCTTGTCTGGTTCCACTTCTCAAAGCATTCACTAATGACGCAAAAGGTGTTCGAGAAAGCCGTTCGCGGACTCTTTGCTCATAGTCAGTTGGGAAGCCCGGTATGGGTGTTTCTTCTGCCGGAGAAATACCGACATCTTTACCCTTCTCCGTGGAATTGATTGTTCTTTTCATAAGTCACTCATTTTAGTGTCTATATCTGAGGGAGTCCAGGGAATCGAACCCTGGCGCAAGAACCATACACTCCCGTGTGTCTTTCCACACCGCCACCCGTCTCTTGACGCCTTCCGGGTTGTCACGCTCGGTTTTCCGTTATCCTTCAACACTTTCACCTTTCTCTATAACTTCAAGAAGCATTATAAACTTCTCACGTACAGACTGCTTCATCTCCAGTTCTAATGTATGCGCCAGATTTGAAGCTGCACTGGTACTGTTCCTGCGAATGCTTCCGGAAAGAAGACTGTCAGTCAAACTGCTTATCTTGTTTTCTATAAACAACTTTGCTTCCTCATGACTGCCAACGGATAAAACCGTTTTCAAAGCGCGGTAACAAGCAAGCTCTCGTTGTGTTTTGTACATCTCTTCAGCATACCAGCAAAAGAAGTGTTCATAGTCCTCGTTCATCTCTTTGGTGTACTTGTCAGCTTGTTGTACCAAAGCGTCTATATGGTTCTTCACAAAACTGAATACAAAATCCCAGCAATCCATTTTCTTATTTTCCATAATCTCACTTATTTAAATTCGTTTATAATCGGTTTCAAACTCACGCCGTAGCAGCTCATCAAGCGCCGAATAAGATTCTTTACATAAAAATCAGGTGCGGAAAACACAATCCCGGTCTCTTCAGTGTATCTGAAACTGATACCGTCCATCATCAACACGTAAGCTACTTTGTGCTTCACGCTTTGTGTCTGCCATTCTTTGATTTCTTCGTTCATTTTCTTTAAGTGCTAAAATTCGTTATTCTCGACCCTTTTCTGTATCTTTGGCCGCTCGTTAATTTCTTAACTCGATGCAAATATAGTATGAGATTTTCATACTACAAAATATTTAAGCGTAATTTTTCATACCAAACTCATTTTATGGAGGAAAATATCAGATTCATTCAAATACTTGACGAATTAAAAGCTCAAGGGCAAATAACCGATTATGTACAAGCAGCAAGCATACTTGGCACAAATAAAGCTGGCATAAGCGACATAAAAAGTGGTCGGAAGAAATTATCAATAGAGCTACTCAGAAGTCTGAAATATTCATACCCTAATATTTCGATTGATTGGATCATCATGGGAACAGGGGATGCTTTCATAACAATGAAAGAGAAGCAGGAAACCACAGATGCACACTTATTCGTACAAACCATAACCCAACAAGCGGAAGAAATCGGCCGTCTCAAAGAACAAATTCGCCAAATGAATCTTGAAAAAGGGAAACCTGCATCGGATGCGTACACTTCTGGAGATGCAAATGTAGGGTAGAGCGCACTTTTACCATCCGGAGAACATGAAACGTTACCCTGAGGATACCCCCGATTATACCTTCAGACTCCCCTCTCTCGGTATTCCCCCTCCATCCACCCCATATAATCGCCTGAAAAGGACTGATAATCCGTTATATAATAATGTATGCTTTTTATAGGTGGTGGTTTTTAGGGTGGGTGTATCAAGGCATATTTTACACCTATCATTCAAAAAACCATATTTTACCATACTTCCAACTACCCCCTCTCAAAACCATGTTTACTAACCCCAGTTCTTATAAAAACTAACCCCACTTTCTAACCCCAGTACTATCCCCACCTCCAAAATTGCCACTCCAAGTGTCACACCAAATGTAGAAATCGCCATCTGAGAGCACAAAAAAAGGAGACCATAAGTCTCCCCCACAAGAATAACTGCCGAATGGTGATTTTCTTTCGTTCTAATGCCATTCTAATCTATTCACCTACTCTCCCCTCCTACTCCCTGAAATAAGCGTAGATTGCTTGATTATAGCCCTTTTAGTGCATACTGTACCATTACCGGACAGACCGGCATGTAACAAATAATTCTTGGTCGCACCCACCTGTTCCGCCGTCAAAACCGTATAAACAGCCGAAATACTACTAAAATACCAATCTCTTCGCTTTGTTCCGTCTATTCCGTGCGTCAAATGCACATGTACAACCTTTGCCATATCACTATATTTTATAGTACAAATATACTAAATAATCATTATATGGAATATTTTAGAAACATATAATCCAAAACAAGGCATAAAAAAAGCGGCCACAACCGCTATCTTCCTCTCCTGCTTACACACCATGTAAACTTCATGTAAGCCCATTTAAAGCAATCGCCAAACCGATGCAACCAAAACAGCCCTCCACGTAAACAGAAATTAAACCTGCGTAAACGTTTCGTTTTGCGGAAGTTCCTTCTATCCTTCCCCGTAACCTATTGTATTATAAAGCGATGTGTTGTTTTATTCAATATATCGTTTTATACGCTTCGTTCTGTGCCCCGTACTTGCAAGGGGATAATTGTACAAGGAAATCATCATCCATTGATACCAAAAGAAATTTTCTTGAAAGTAAATGGAGAGTTATTCAAAAACCATAGTGGATATGAACAAAAGATAGATAAAGAGTATGCACCATTACTAGGCAGCATCAAATGTCCCTGTTGTGGCAATAATCTATCCGCAAGTATATCAACTAAGATGCGAAAGAAATTCGGGCGTACTGATATTGGTTATTATGTTTGTAGCCGCAAAGGATGCAAGTATAACAGTTCAACCAAAAATGTACATGAAGCCTTTGAAGAGGAAGTAAACAAGTACTCTCTATCTGATAAGGTATCAGAACTCCTAAAACACAACTAACCATTACCTTTGATAACATGAATAAAGAAAGAGCTCAGTCTATAAAATCCAATATCAAAGCAAAGGAAAAAGAACTGGAGCAAGTCGAAACCAATTATGCACTTTGTTCCGACACAAAGAAACAAGAAATTTGCGTAAAGGTAATGACGAGATTAGAAGCAGAAATCAGAAGTTTGCAGGTAGAATATTCAAAGGTGAACACAGAAATATTGAACCTTGATAAATTCATTGATTATGCGTTCTCAATGCGCTCTAACTTATTCAATTTATGGGAATTACAAGGATTAGAAGGAAGAAGGAGGTTACAAAAATTGGTATTTCCCGACGGGTTTATCTACGACAAAAATAACGAGCATATTGAACCTAAAACCGTCAATCAATTCTTTCTGCTAAACTACTCATTTCCAACGAATAATGAAGATAAAAAAAGAGAGACGAACAGTGAAAATCACCGTTCGTCCCTTCAAGTACTCGAAGCGGGAAGACATAGTACAAAATCTAATAAAACGCCATGAGACATAATGCAAATGAATATCAGCAAGTTACTACAAATCTGCATTTTATAAAATCTCATTCTTTTTGCATCTAATTTTATCGAAGTGACATTTTGGTGACACAAAACTTTCCTGTGTCACTACTTTGCATTATCTTTGTATAGCGATTAAAATATTTCTGATATGGCAAAGATTGACTATATTAAGCTATCAAAAACACGTGATGACGGAAAGGCGGAACTTATAGTTAGGCTCTATGTTACTAAAACTTTCCGACCACAATTTAGAAGTGGTCTTTATCTCAATCCGCAAAGGTTTATTTCTTTAGACAGTACAGACAGGTGCAGACGTTATGAGATTGATGTACCAAGAGAGGGCACACAGAATTTTGCCGAAATTAAAGACCTGAAAGAAGTTAAGCGGAAGTTCGCGCTTTATATTGAGCGATTGCAGGCAATATGCGATGTCACTTCCGAGAAACATAAAGATGAACTCACAACGGACTGGATAACTACCTCTGTCCGACTTATTAATAAAGACAATACCAATATTGAAGATATAAGTTACCTACATATCAAAGCATTAATAGAAAAGGAACGCCAAGAGATAGAGACCGAAAGCATCAAGGCTAATAAACGCCCTTTCTTCGATTACATGACTGATTTTCGTGATAACTCTAAAAAGAAAATCAACGGCAAGCGTGAGGGCGACAAGTCAGGCGTATGGAAAAAGAACTTTGATGTATTGGTACGTGCACTTAAACGATATGAAATGTTTGTCCGACTATCAGACAAGCAGCGTAAAGACTTCATTCTTGATATTGACACAATTAACAATGAAACGTTGGGAGATATAGAATCATTCCTACGCAATGAACATACTTTGCTTGAAGAATATCCGAATATCTTTCAAAAGATACCAGCCTCAACAGACACGAAACGTAAAAGTCCAAAACCGAAACCACGTGGAAACAATACGATTTGCGCCCTATTCAATAAGCTAAAAGCGTTCTATAATTGGGCAATTGAAAAGGGAAAGACTACAAATGACCCATTTAAGAGCTATGAAGGTGTAACATCGGAAAAGTATGGCACGCCTTATTATATTACGCTGGAGGAACGTAACCAAATTGCAGATTTTGATTTGTCCGCTCGTCCTGCATTGGCTGTCCAAAGAGATATTTTTATTTTTCAATGCTGCATTGGTTGTCGTGTATCTGATTTAATGAGACTTACCGAAAGCAATATCATTGATGGAGCGGTGGAATACATCCCCACCAAAACAAAGGGAGAAAACCAAAAGACGGTCAGTGTTCCCCTTAACAATCGAGCAATGGAAATACTTAACCGATACAAAGGGAAGACCAAGAAAGGGCTAATTCTGCCTTTTATCAGTTCACAGAAGTACAATGACACTATCAAAGAGATATTCACCGTATGCGGTATTACTCGTAATGTAACAGTAGTAGATAGTATATCAGGCAAAGAAGTTCAGCGACCTATCAATGAAGTAGCCTCATCCCACATGGCACGAAGATGTTTTGTCGGCAATCTGTATCAAAAAGTCCAAGACCCCAATCTGATTGCATCCATGAGCGGACACGCAGAGGGAAGCAAAGCATTTGCCCGCTATCGAGCAATTGACGATAAGGTAAAGAAAGAAGTTATTAAGTTGATAGATTAAAGGAGACCGTTATGAAAACTTATGCACCGATGAAAACACCGCAAGAATATTCCTACCGGCTAAATACGATAAATTTTGGTTTAGAGAATATAGACGATGAAATACGGGGATTTATAGGCAGGGGAGAGATTGATCAGATAGATTTCAAAAAAAACATAATACCCCAATTTGTTCAGAAGAAGCTATTTAACTATGTTAATAACCCCGATTTTCGTTTTTCTATGTTGTTAGGTGGTGTACATCCTTTATTGCTCGATTTTAGTGTTTATCACGAAGAACTTTCTTGTTTGATAAACAATGAAATGAAAAAAAGCGTTCCTGACTTGTTTGTAATGAAAATGCTTGAAGGAATGAAGAAGTATAGACAATTATACAAAGAAAAAGAAAAACAGTGTTTATTACTTCCGGAACTGATAGCATATTATCAAACCGGAAACAACCCTTATTCCTTTCTGTCCGATGGGAGAATTGTGTCAAAGTATGGAGAGTGGATGAAATCTTTTAGTCTTTTAGATTATAGATGCAAAGTGTTTTTAGAAATAGCAGATTATTATAAAAACGATGATAAACAAACAACATGCCCCACTAAACAGACGAAACAACCGTTAGTACAAAAGGCCAATTTTAGAAGAATTATTCAATATAAGGACGAAGAAAAACTGTTAGATAGACTTCATAGACTCATAGACGAGAAAGGCGGTGCAGATGTAGGTGCAGTTTTGCTGAATGCACGACAAAAAAATTACATAACAAGGAATCCAACGAAAAAAGAATTTGAAAGCGAATTTGAGTTAAAAGGTTCGTGGAGTGCTATTTCTAACTACATGAGTGATAACAATGTCAATGCGCTTGATAGGGCAAATAGAATAGTAATATTCTCATAAAATTGCATTTTTTTGATGTGTAGGTGTATGCAGGTGTACAAACACTTGTGTACACCTACATTTGTTTTATACCTTTTCATTGTTATGTAGCTTTGCCCACAGAAAGGATATGAAGTCATACCCTACTTAAAATTATTCGTTATGAATATATCTTCAATTTTAGACAGTTGCGCAAATGTACAATTAGTAATCAATGCGCTTGACCTTAAAGAAGCGTTCCTGCAATGGTGCGAAGAAACCAAGTCCAAAGACACGTCCCAGCCGGAAAAGTATTTAACTGCCAACGAAACGGCTAAACATTTAGGGGTTGACATCTCAACGCTATGGAGATGGGACAAAACCGGGTATCTGACTAAGGTACGTGTTGGTGGCAAGGTGCGCTATCGCTTATCCGATGTAACTAAACTTATGGAGGGCTAAGCTATGGAAGAAAAGAAAAAAGGCGACCAAAGCCGCCCCAACGCCACCACAAATGTACATAACCCCAAGGACTTAAACAAGGTTCTTGAATATTTCCGCTATACGGTAGGAACAACACTTGATTGCTTCTTTGCTACTGGTGTTCTTCGCAACTGTATCACTTGGTACGTCCGAGATTTGGAAAATATGGGGTTACTGCAAGCTATTTATATTGCTCGTGATAGAAGAACCAGGTTTAAGGCAAAACACTATTCGGCAGACCCTCAAAAGTGGCAACGTAAACCACAGGACACGCAATTTAATCTATTTACGGAGGGCTGATTATGGGAGTGAATGTATTACAAGAACTATCTGCAGAGCAAATGAAGTTCAAAGCGGAAATAACAGAGGATAGATTTAAATATAAAAACCATGTTTTGGATTTATCACAGGCGATCAATGAACCAAAGTTTTTGTTTAATATTGGCAATATTCCATCAATCCCAGCAGGTGAGCTTATCGGGATTAAAGGACGCGCCAAACAAGGGAAAAGCCAATGGGAATATATTCTTATTTCCGTAATGCTTTCCGGCATTTCCAAAGGTGATGTTATGCCTTTACAAGACCGCTACAAGGTTTTATTATTCGATACGGAGCAATCACAAGCAAGCTTAAAGAAATGCTGTCAGAGAGCCTTAAAATTTGCCGGACTTCCTACCGATAAGAACGATACACACTTTCTCCCTTTTTTCATGCGCCCCTTAACCATTGAAGAACGCAGAAAAACGATTGAAGATGCTATCAAAGAAGAAAAGCCCGATATTATTTTCATTGACGGTGTACGTGATTTGCTGCAAGACTTTAACAGCCTTGAACAAAGTAACGAACTTATCCAGTGGCTTCTCTCCTTGACGGCTGAATATGGCTGTACAATTGTTTCAGTGCTTCATCAAAATAAATCAAAAGAAGATGGCAACATGAGAGGGCATTTAGGAACGGAACTTCTCAACAAGCTAACCGATTGTTTTGAAGTATCAAAGAAAGACGGAAAGTTTCTTGTTACCTGCACTGATAGCCGGAATGTACCCGCTACTGACTTTGCTTTCTCCATTGATGCTAACGGTGAATTTTGCGTGGAAGAAGCAACAGATGCAACTGCAAACGCTGCACGTGTAGTAGACATTCAGAGAGTTTTAAAACTTTGCTTTGATAAATTGCCTAATTATGGATTTCGTGAGCTTGTTTCCGCTTATGCTTTGGAAGATGCGATAAGCGAAAGTACTGCCAAACGAAGAATATCAGAAGCGAAGAAAAACGGCTTTATAAAAGTGGGGTCAGACGGTAAATATACATTGAACCCAGGGCAGCCGTAGAAAGTGGGGTCAAGGGTCACGCCTTTATATTTAGGCGTGAACCCATGAACCCACCCACACTTTTGGGGTCAGTGAACCCAATTTGAACCCACTTGGACCCATGAACCCATTTTTAAACCCAAAAGAATTTTATTGATATGGAATATACATACAGTTTGCAAAAATACACCGGACGAAACAGCCGCCATACGTGCCCGGCTTGTGGAAGGAAATTTTGTTTTACTCTTTATGTGGACGCGGCAGGAAATCCGATTGCTGAAAATGTCGGAAGGTGTGAACATCGTAACTCATGTGGCTACGAGAAAACCCCTAAGATGTACTTTGATGAAAACCCAACAGAGCGTAAGGAGTTCAGACCCACGCCAACGCCTCAACCGAAGAAAGAAGAAAAGGTAGATTACATACCTTTTTCTTTGATACAACAAAGTGAAAGCACCAATAATACATTAATGGACTATTTACAGAAATTCTTTACGGATGAGGCTCTAAACAAAGTTACCGCCGATTATCATTTAGGAAGCACAAAAAAGCGTGAAATAATCTTTCCACAAATAGACAAGTTATCAATGTGTCACACTGGCAAAGTTATGAATTACGATACAGACGGACACCGCATTAAAGGGAAAATAGATGCCATAGACTGGCTACACGCCCGTTTGATGAAGAAACAAGGGAAACAAACATCCGACTTTCATTTACGACAATGTTTGTTTGGTGAGCACCTTTTGCCGAAAAGGCCCAAGGATATAGTTTGCCTAACAGAGAGCGAGAAAGCCGCTATTATCGCCTCTATTGTATTCCCTGCCTTCATTTGGGTATCATGTGGTGGGAAACAAGGTCTTACACCGGAAAGATGCAAAGCGTTGACCGGACGTGATGTAATTGTGTATGCTGATGCGGATGCAACGGAGGAATGGAAAGAGAAAATAAAGAAACTCGATTATTGCCGGAATATAAGCTTATCGGATTGGGCAAAAGATGAGGCCACCAATAGCAAACGAGATATTGCGGACTTGATACTGGAGCAGCGAAAGCACATAGAGAAATCCACTACAGTAAGCGATGTTTGCCATTGGATGGATGAGTTAGGAATGCCAAAGGAACGTGTAACTTTTAATATTTGATGCTATGGAAATAGAAACAATCAACGGACAGATTATAGCAAAGGCTAACCATTACCAAGCCGTACCCGGCAAAGGTGGGACAAAGCGAATTATCAAAGATGAAGTGATACGGGCCTATGAACGCAACTTCATGGAACAATGTAAAGTATATCGCAATAGGTGTATTTCGTCACGTTTCCGCTTGTTTGTCCGAGTGTGGCATAGTTCTCCTCGTTTTGATTTAGATAATAGCCTAAAAACGCTCCTTGATTGTCTGCAAATGGCAAATGCAATCACTGATGATAAACTTTGCTATCAGATTGAAGCGGAAAAGCATTTGGATAAGTATTGCCCCCGCATTGAGTTTGCAATCTTGGAAGTAAACGAGCAAAAACAACTATTTAATAACTAATAATTCGAGTATGGAATTTAAGAAGATCATAAAACAGGTGGACCGTTACGATATTGTACAATGGGAGTTTAAAGGAATGCCTATCACTTTCCGCTTTTGGAAAGACGGCAGTCAAATAGTAGAGATTAGGGTTGATGAACACTTTGCCAAAGCCAACGGATACAAATCGGTTGATGATATGGCGGAAAACACTATTGGAAAAGCTAAGTTTAAAGAGCTGTTTGGCGGTGTGCCTGAATGGATCAGGGCGAGCCCTAACGGAGATTTCACATTTGTAGGAGTTAACCCTGCATTGTTTAATTAATCACTTATTTATAAACAATCTAAATTATAAAAGAATTATGAAACAAAAGGAGTTTTTTGGTAATGGTGAAAAGCATGTTTATGTGAGAAAAGGCGATAACGGGGAAATACTTGTTACCAAAACAGAAAACGGGCAACTTATCGAGGAAAAAGATACCGTTCACATTAATGTACAGGAGGCCCGTTTGCTTGGTATTCAATTACTCAAGCTGGCAACAGAACCGGCAAGGAAAGACGGAGTAGTTATAAACGCTTCCGACATGGTAGATAATATTACCGTATATCAAAAGATTAATCCGGATGATACATTTGCCAACACCGCTTGTATTGAGGTCAATGAGAACGAGGAAGCAGAAGATTATCGTGCCAATAACGGGCTATCTCCTAATTTCAGTATAGAGGGTGAAGCATTGGAGGAACTTATTGCTGTGCTGGCTAAGATTGTCTAAGGATATTATTTAGAAATAGTCTAAATAGAGCCCAAATGCAACCCAAAGGGTAAAGTAAAAAAGCGTGTGAAGCTGCACGTTACCCACTTTTGGACGTTAGAGGGTGTCGGTTATGCCGATGCCCTTTTTCATTCTCATTTATCCTGTATCGGCTTACTATTGCTGAGGCTGTATTAAAGTTGTACGGCATGATTACGGCAAAACTTTTCAACTGTTAAATCAGGACGATATTACGGCGAGGGTAGAAATAAAACAACGGTAAGATTACGGATAGGGTAAAAATAATCGCTTTTAAGGCATTATTTATCATGGCGATAGTTTGTGTTATTTTCTATAAGAAAATCCCTAAAAGCGGCTTAAATAAAGCGAGAACAAAACGGATGATGATTTTCTTATCTCTTTTCCGGGCTACAATGTGAAGTTGCAACCCTCAGCCTATTAAGCTAAAGGTTTCATAAGACATTTTTTCCCGCTTTTGTAAACCCCAACAAAACCCCTAAACAACCCAGCGGGTTAAATTCAACCCAAACAATAACCAAACAGAAACCACAAACCAAAAACGGATCATGCCCCCAATCGCAAAAGTGAGACAGGGCAATAGGACCGACATTTACAGAAGTGGGGCGGTACATCTTTTCACGATGCGTGTTACCGACATGATTGATGCTTGTACTTTTTCCTGCACCGTCTAATAATCAATACAGAGCAAGGATATAATCTAATAGGGTGGACACTTTCCCGGCATACAGGTAACTATCCTTATTTTGTCAAGATATGAAAAACAGCGTTTTGCCAAATGTCTTACAATAGGTTGTAGTTTGTTACCAACTTTTGGTAAAGTCATGTATGATACTTTGAATATTGGCCGCTTCAACGTAATAGCACAAAAAAAGAGCAAATGCCCGCTAAAGCTTTGCCCTTTCCTTTCATCACATCATCGGAGTTTTGCAGAATTTACCGTAAAACTGTGCTACACCCATATCTCAACCAATACCACAAATTAAGATGTTGCGCTAATTTTTAGTATAAGCAACTACAAATCAATAGATTAAGCACTACCGCAACCGCAACACCGCAACATAGGGTATTATTCTAACTTTAGCATGGTGTTCCGTTCTCATACAGGAATTCTGGGGCGATGTCTGCACCGTTGGCCCATTCAATTGTATTGCGTGTTAGCCCGTATTGGATGAACTTACTTTTGTCCAGCAATTCTCCAAACACTTCTCCAGTAAGAAAGGGCTTTAAATCAACCCTTTTTCTACTGCTGTCACTGAAAGTAACAAGTAACTCATATTCCCTGATATAATCAACATCTATCACTCGTAACATAGGCAGTTATTTTAAAGGTTCTATCTTATTTAGTTTTTCCCCTTTTTGGGCTTTCTCCCATAGGGTTAATATTTCACCCTCGTGTAGGTCTATCCACTCGTTAACCTTAGCGATGACTTTTGCAGGGGCTTGCCCGTCTACAATCCTATCCAGTACACTGATAGAGCATTCATAATTACCGTATGAAAAATGAATGTGGGGCGGGTTATGATCCCTCCAATAAAGACTTACTATAATTCCAAAAAAACGGCAAATTTCCGGCATAAGTTACCCCCTTTCTATTGTTGTCTTAATGGTTATCGGTTGACCGCAATAAGGGCACGTTTCTCCCTTAGTTTCTTTGGCTACTTCATCAGTGGATGCAAAGAGTTGCCACATAGGGACATTTAAGGCGGCGGCTATCTTTTCAAGTGTAGAAGTAGTTACTGATGGTGCGTTAAGCGTTTGCTTCATAGATTGATAAGAAACGCCTACCATATCGGCTAATTCTTGTTGCGTACATCCTTTTTCTTTTAATAATTCCTTTATCCTCATAAGACTACTTTTTAAAGATATAGTACAAATATACTCAAATTCTATTCACGTATAATATTTAATATACTAAATAGTGTTAATACCTGTCTCTTATACACATCTGACGCTGCCGACGACTTAATAGG